GTTGATATGTTGCGTTTAAAAGAACTAGCACTCTTGTGCTTGTTGGCATTATGACGGTGCAAAGGCTTCATAGTGACTCCATTAGAACAGAAAAACAAAAAGGTGTCAATAGGCACAGTTACATCAAGTAGCGAACTGTGCCTATCAACGATTAAGCTGCAGGTGCAGCATCGACAGGAGGAATCTCCTTAGGTTGTGGCAATGCCAAACCAAGGCGAACCGCCTCCTCAGTATTCGCGGGATCCGCGAAAAACTCCAAAAACTCCTGAGGGGAGTTGTGGAATCTAGCACGAACTTTTGCGTCCATCCGCATAAAGTTCTCATCAGCCTGGCGAACTACATTCATAGCAGACTGAAAATCAAAAACACCCTCATAGTCAACATACTGAGGCATAGAAACTGGATTAGGTAAATGACCAGTTTTCATAAAACGATCAACAATAGTATTAATATCAGACTCATCGCGAAATTGCTGCTGAGTCAAAGAATCATCTAAACACTTCAAACCAAACTCATCTGAACGATCATCAAAATTATCATAAGCGGAAGCAAACTTCATAAAAACTCCTTAACGTTTCAACATACGCAAAATGTTCGTAATAGTATCAACCAAAGGTTTAAACTGTCCGAACTCCTTACCGAAATTCTCAGCCATTTGAATAGCCTTCAAATCAGCAGCAGCCAAATCAGACTCATTAAGAGTCTTCAAAGCCAAAGCAAATATTTGCTGAGCGCGCTGCTCCTCAGAAATAGTCTGCTTTTCAATCAACTTAACAGAAACATCTAGCTGTTTAATAACAGCAATCAAACGCTCACCCTCAATTGAAATATTCTTAGTCTCCTCAGCAATCTTCTTAGCTTGAAAACTCTGCAAATTAATTGCAGAACGCTTCTCATCAGCAGAAGCAAAAGACAAATCCTTGTTAGCAAGAGTTAACAACGTTTCAGCACGCTTTTTAATAGTGTCAACACCAATATTTTCAGTCTCAGCACCAACTTTACCAACTTGACTATTAGCAAGCTGGGTCTGTGAAGACTGATAACCAGAAGAAACACCAGCTGCATACGGATTCTGAACCTGAGGCATAGCACCTAACGGAGTAGACGCTCCACCACCTTTCAAATAAGCAAGCATAGGATTAAGACCAGCAGCCTTCATATCCTCAACCTGACGTTGATAAGCAGTATTACTCATACGCTCCTGAAAAGCCATTTGCTCACGACCAAGACCAATATTAGCAGCATTAGTATCAGTTTGACCTTTAAAACCAAGAAGAGCAGAACCAGCAGTAATAAGAGAACGAGGAATAGCATTAACAACTGAACTAACAGTGTCAAAACCACTCTTCAAAGAATCAAAAAAAGACATAAAAACCTTTCCCTCAATCATTCCCCGAAGGGAATGATAGAGGCTTAAAAATGATCGATAAGCCCAGGTACAGAGTACATAGGAAGAGGACGAGCAGCATTAATACTAAAAAAAGCATCAAGCAAAAACTGCTGACCATTAGCAGCAGCACCAACCGCCAAATTACGAGCAAGAGGCGGAGTGTCCTGAATAAAAGTACTATTCAGAGTAGGCAAGGAGGTAAACTTCTGTGCATAATGCCACGGGTCAATAGTACCCGCAGCGGTAGAACGAAATAAACCAGTAATCTCAGAAGGGTTGTAACGATATTCCGCCCAACGCTCCTGATAACCAAAAACATTAGAATCACTAGAAGTACCAGTAACATAAATTTCCTTATTAAGAATAGCTTGTTCACCAAGCATGGCAAAAGCAGGAAAATAATAATCATAACGAGTGGTACGGCTCCAATGGCGCCGTAAACCCTGCTGATATGTCAAATCAGCGCGAACAGCAATAACACCAATAACATAACCATGCTCAACAAAAGACTGGGTAAAACCGTGATTATGAGCATGATAAACACCCATAGCAGCTAAATTACCCTGAGGAGTAGTCTGACCAGTAATACCAGTACCAGTGGTTTGAGCAATAGGAGAAATATTAATAAGAGTAGAACCACCACCTAAATACTCAGGACGCTGAAGACGAGCATCTGGCGAAGTAACGCCAAAATGAGAACGCAAAATCTCGGTATAACGAGTACCACCTCGAGCATCACGTTCAAGCAACTTTTGAATCTGAAAAGATTGACGAAGCTGATTAATTGTTGCAGCAGTAGCTTGCGACAAATCAGCATACAAACCAGAACGAGCACCAGCTGCAGTAGAAAAAGTCAATAAATCAGTAACACCAATAGCAGCACCATTCATACTAATATTATTAGTAGCAGCAGTAATATTAATTTGTCGATTTAAAGCAGTATTACCAGCTATACCAATATCAACAGTCTGACCGTTAGAAAGAACTGGAGCAGAAATGCCTAAAGGTAACGTTACTGCAGTACCGCCCTTTTGAGGCCAAGGCAAAGCAGAAGTAAAATAATCATGTCGTTTACCACGACGCTGAATAACATAGTTAGTTGAAGGTGAAGCATCAGGACCATCACCTTTATCAACAACTAAGGAATTTTGTAAATTCTCATCCCTAAACCATTGATTCCAAATCAAATTATAGGCGCGGGTAGGTAACGCCGAATGTGAAACCGTAGAACCAGCGGTAACTTGACCAACAGTCGGTAAACCAAGGTAGTCCTGTAAGGACCCGATAGCGTATCCACCAGCTGGGGATACCTGTTGAGGGATAGTGTAAGAAATAGAATCGGCAGGGTTATCCTGCTCCCCCATAAACTTAACCCAATTCGTCCAAACCAAACGATTAGGAACAAAGAAAAAAAACGAGTCCAAATGGAGATTATCCATAACCGGAAATATTGGGGTAGCCAGACGGCCGAACATCGTAACATTAACATTAAATGTGTCTCCAGGTAAAACCTCTTCGCACATAATAGGAACTAACAAACCACTGTCAAAAGTGGTTTTAAGAGTTTTCTGCATAGAAAATCTAGAGCGGGGGATGTCAGCACGGGGGACCATTGCAAAATTGTGAGCATCAACCGATTTATTGTGAAACATAAATAACTCCAAAAAAAATTAAAAAAAGTGGCCCCGAAGGGCCACAAGGTCATGACGACTGCAAAACGTCTTTTGCGCGAACAAGAACCTGAGGCTCATTATTTACAAATGCGCCACGGGCATCATCAAATTCGCCCAACAAATACAAATCAAAATCATCGGGATGCTTATTCAACTGATTATCACCAGCTACGCGATTCACTTCATCAGTAAAATCACGAATAGCAACATTACGATGGGGAACAAAAAAAGGACGATTAAAAACATCGGCAGCGCGATCTTTAACAGAAACAACAAACAAAATCATGACAATTCCTTTAAATTATACGTTTTGAAAGAGAAGCTCTGGAAGAGCTAACAAGAGAACGCGAACGCTTACGAACCGGCTGGTCCTCATAAGCTTTACGCTCAAGGTCTAACTCGGCACGAACCGAAGACCTATACTGCATATCCAGTGCAAGATCGGATCCAACCTCCTTTAACAATGTTTTATAAAAACGTGGAACTGGGGCCTTAGTCCCCTGAACAGTAATAACAGAAGCATGCGGAAAAACATCCGACATAAAAAACTCCCGAAACCATGAGCGGCCAATGCCTTTACTCATAACTAAAAACTCGGGATTAGGCAAAACAACTTCACCAGTAACATCATCAACATAAAGCGGTTCAGGCTTTTGCAAGCCCTTAATCTTTTTCAAGATATATCGGGCAATGTATGCTGCAGACTCAAAATTAAGAGTACCAATCAAGTGATTACCTTTTGGCCATAGCTTAGTCACCATGGCTGAAGTAAAAGTAGCATCACCGCCAATAGCACTACCAAACCGTAAACGGTCATCTGAAAAATCCACACCAAATAACGCAATATGAAAATGAGGCCTTCTAGAAAGATCACCATACTCACCTGAGGCAACATAACGAAACTTAAAACCAGCCTTACGCAAACGCTTGAAAAACCGCTGTAGGTCATCCTTAAAAAGTTGACCATGTTCAGGTAGCCAATCATCGTTATACGTGAGGTTCAGCATACAAGACACCTTGTGCATCTGTTGCTCGTGAGTTATACGAATAGCCCATTCTCTCGAATAAGCCAAACGGCACTCTATACACTGGCCACACTTCGTTGGGCCATGGGTGGGATGTGACCATAGAGATGTGCACACCAGAGCCTTACAGGCGAATACCACCGCGCATTGGGCCGGCAGTGATGTTAATCAACTTGGTAGTTGATATGTTGCGTTTAAAAGAACTAGCACTCTTGTGCTTGTTGGCATTGTGACGGTGCAAAGGCTTCATAGTGACTCCATTAGAACAGAAAAACAAAAAGGTGTCAATAGGCACAGTTACATCAAGTAGCGAACTGTGCCTATCAACGATTAAGCTGCAGGTGCAGCATCGACAGG